CTTTTTTTTCAACGCTAACACGAAATTTTGACCCAAAAAAGGAATTTATGACTCTAAAAAAGCCAAAAAGAGCAAGAAGCGACTCAGCCAAAGCGGCCATAGGTGCGGCTTTGAATGCAGCCAGTCCTTTACCTGATTGTCCATCTCACGTAAAGCTAAGAGAACAAGATCAGCCTTTTTGGTTAGATGTTCTTCGCGCGCGCGCGCGTGATGAGTGGACTCAAGCAGATTTAATTGTGGCAGGCCAACTAGCAAGGTGCATGAGTGACATTGAGCGAGAATCAGGATGGCTAGAAGAAGAAGGTTCAGTTATTAGGAATGATAAAGGCACTCAAATAATGAATCCACGCAACGCAGTCCTAGAGCAGTTGGCGAGGCGTGAAATGGCATTGATGCGAACATTAAAAATTTCGGGCGCAAGCACAGGTGACACACGAGATCTTGAAAAAGGTCGAAAATTACAACGTGAAGCAGAAAAAGCAAGGGCAGAAGTTGCGGACGACTTGTTAGCATGAAACTACCTGAAAGCACGATAAAAGCAATTAGATGCGGGCCTGTACCTAAGGTCAGGGATTGGCGCAAATTGGCCGTTAGCAAGCTAACAAGGGCTGAAAAAGCAATGGCATTTGTAGAGCGTTACCTGCGAGTGCCAGAAGGCGCATTGACCGGCCAATTTATTAAGCTTGAAAATTTCCAACAAGCATTTTTTTATTCAGTGTTTGACAATCCTGCGGGAACTAGGCGGGCTTACCTATCAATCGCTAGAAAAAATGCTAAGACGGCTTTAATTGCTTGCTTGCTGATTGTTTTTATCGCAGGGCCAGAAGCGGTGCTTAATTCTAGGTTGTATTCAGGCGCAATGAGTAAAGATCAGGCGGCAGAGGTGTATAACTACGCTTCAAAAATGATTAATTTAAGTGCAGAATTAAGCGCAAGATGCAAAACAATACCCTCCAAAAAAATGATTATTGGTTTAAGTCGCAATGTAGAGTATGCGGCCATATCGGCAGAGGGCAAAACGGCTCATGGTAAAAGCCCGTTAATTGCAATATTGGATGAAGTTGGACAAATTAAAGGCCCACAATCTGACTTTGTGGACGCAATTATTACAGCTCAAGGGGCTTATGAGAATCCGATGTTATTTGCAATTAGTACGCAGGCATCAAATGACAATGATTTGTTTTCGATTTGGCTAGATGACGCAGAAAAAAGCAAAGATGATAGGATTGTTTCTCATTTATATTGTGCTGACAAAGACGCAAAAGTTTTAGATCAAAAAGCCTGGTATGACTCTAATCCGGCACTAGGAAAATTTAGAAGTTTAAAAGACCTTGCAGAGCAGGCGGACAGGGCGGACAGGATGCCGTCTTTTGAATCGACATTCAGAAACTTAGCATTAAACCAGCGGGTTGATACAACTTCACCTTTTGTTAGCAAGGGTGTATGGCTGACTAATGGCGGTGCAATTGATGAGTCAGTTTTTGAAAATAATAAAATATATGTTGGTCTTGATTTGTCAGCAAGAAACGATTTGACGGCGATGGCAATTAGCGCATTTGACGGCCAATATTGGCACGTTAAAACGATGTTTTGGACACCTGCAAAGGGCTTAAATGACAGGGCAAAGCGTGATAGAGCACCCTACGATACATGGGAAAAAGAGGGTTACATCAGGGCTATTCAGGGAGCATCAATTGACTACGCAATGTTAGCTCAAGAGATAGCAGAAGCATTAGACGGGCTAGACGTTGAGGCAATAGCGTTTGACCGATGGCGAATAGACTTGTTAAAAAAAGAGTTTGAGAAGTTAAGTATTGATTTGCCATTGGTAGAGTTCGGCCAAGGTTTTAAAGATATGGCCCCTGCGTTGGATAATTTAGAAACTTTGCTATTAAACGAGAAAATAAAACACGGCAATAATCCAGTTTTGACAATGTGTATTGCTAATTCCAGAGTTGTAAAAGATGCATCAAATAACCGAAAACTTGACAAGATGAAAGCTACGGGTAGGATTGACGGGGCAGTAGCTTTAGTTATGTCACTTTCAGCAGTCAAAACACAAGAAGAAGAAGGCGATTTTGCAGGTTTTTTATCAAACCCAATCTTAATTTAAATGAATATATTTAGCGGAATTTACAACTGGGCTATTGATGGCCTTAGACGCTCTATAGGCGTTCAAATGCCAATGCCCAATAGCTACGCTACGGCCAGTGCATCGCCTGTTACCTATGATTCAGCAATGCAATTGTCAGCGGTTTGGGCTTGTGTGAAACTGCTTTCAGAAACTGCGGCTAGTTTACCTTTAACGGTTTATACCAAAAATGAACAGGGTCGAGTAGAGGCAAAGCTTCACCCATTGTCAATTTTATTTAACGGCAAAGTCAATCGTTACCAGACAAAAAACGAGTTTTTCGAGAGTGTTTTTTTAAACCTTATTGTTCACGGCAATGCTTTTGTTTTGATTGACAAATTAGGCGACAGGATTGTTAGCTTGCTACCATTAATGAGTTCACAAATTGTCGTTTCAATGCTAAGTGATGGCGAGCTTGTTTACCAGTACACAAAAGAAGATGGCAGTGTTGTTATTTTAAGCAGTGCCAGAGTTTGGCATCTTAAACTAATGGGTAACGGCACTATTGGTATGAGTCCATTGGCCTATCAGCGCAACAGCTTAGGCATCGCTCAAGCGGCTGAATCGGCCGTAACAAAAATTTATGCAAACGGTGCAAAGCCGTCAGGCGTTTTAACGGTCGATAAAATTTTAACTGCAGCGCAACGGGCAGAAGTTAGAAGCAGTTTTAAGACTTTGACTGAATCGACAGACGACAGGCTTTTAGTTCTTGAGGGTGGTTTTAAATTTAACGCAGTATCGTTAAGCCCTCAAGATATTGAATTATTAGCAAGTAGAAAATTTCAAATTGCAGAGATTTGCCGTTGGTATGGCGTGCCGTCTGTCATGGTTAATGATAACAATGGGACAAGTGTTTGGGGTTCGGGTATTGAGCAGATCATGCAAGGCTTTTATAAGCTGACTATGCGCCCGTTGCTTGAAAAGGTTGAGCAATCGATGAAAGTGCATTTAGCACTTTTAAGCGAGCGTGACAATATCGAATTTGAGTTTAATTTTGATGCACTTTTACGAGCCGACTTAAAGAGTCGCTTTGAATCCTATAGAGTCGCCATTGCATCAGGTGTAATGACTCCCAACGAGGCCAGAGAATACGAAAATTTACCAGCAAAAGAAGGCGGTGATAAGTTGTATATGCAAGGCGCAATGATGCCAATTGATGGCAATGAAGATGAAGACCCAAACGAGCCAGAGCACCCAGAGATGCCGGACGATTTGCTTTTGAAAAAAGGTTAAAAAATGAAGTTTAAAAAATTAGATTTACAAAAATTAGATTTAAAATTTGTTGGTGAAGGCATGACTTTTTCAGGTTATGCCAGTGTGTTTGGCGGTGTAGATTCGTATGGTGATACTATCGACCCAAAAGCCTACGATGCCACTTTAAAAGACAGGGTTCGACCAATTAGGATGCGCTGGAATCATTACGGCCCTGTCATTGGCAAATGGTTGCGCATGACGGTCGATAAAACTGGTTTATTTGTTGAAGGTGAACTAACACCTGGGCACTCAAAAGCAATCGACACTTATGCCAGTTTAAAGCATGGGGCGGTTGATGGTCTATCAATTGGTTATATCGCAAGAAGTGCAGTAGAAAACCCCAACGGAACAAGATTATTAAAAGATATTGAGCTTGTAGAAATCTCAATTGTTGAAGAACCTGCAGATATTAATGCAACTGTCAGCAGCATTAAATCAGCAATTGAACAAGCAAAAAGTATCCGAGAAATTGAAGCAACACTGAGAGATTCAGCGGGGCTAAGTAGGCTTGAAGCGTGTGCGGTAGTATCGCGCATTAAGTCAGTCATCCAAAGTGATTTTGAGAGTGACAAAAAAGAAGCGCAAGAAATTGCACAATTATTTAAGTCATTTAACAAGGTCTAAAAATGGAATTGAAAGACATTATCGAAGCGGGCTTGAAAGCCCAAGAGAAAAAATTAGAGTCAGCAATCGAAAAATTCGAGGGCCAGCTCAAAGAAAAAGGCAGCACCGATACCGAGGTAAAAGGTGAAGTTAAAGCAATGTCAGAGAAGTTCAAAGAGCTTTCTTTGCAAATGCAAGAATTGGCGCAAAAACATGCTCAATTGCCACAAGGTGTAACTAATACAAAATCAGTTTCAGCACAATTCGTTGAATCCGATGCGTATAAGTCATTCATTGAAGGTAAATCAAGCAATGCCCGCCTTGAAATTAAAAACACTGTTTTATCAGGCACTGGAACAACTTTCCCGACTCAAATGGCCGGTGTTATTCCTGGCTCATTTGCGCCTTTAACAGTGCGTAATGCTATTACTAGTATTCCTGTCAACTCTAACAGCGTTCAATCTTTGCGTGAATTAGCATGGACCAATAACGCAGCCGAAACAGCGCAAGCGGCCGCTAAACCTGAGTCAGTTTTGACTTTTGAGCAGTACGATGTGCCGGTTCAAACAGTTGCGCATTTCATTAAGATCAGCAAGCAATTAATGGAAGATGCGCCTGCTATCACTGCTTACATTGACACTCGTTTGCGTGATGGTTTGGCTCAGAAAATTGATGCTCAATTGATTGTTGGTAACGGTACAAGCCCACAGTTAAGCGGTTTAACTGACAGCGGTAACTTTGTGGCTTACACTCCTGTGGCTGGTGATTTGTTGATTGATGCTATCAATCGTGCTAAATACGCTATGTGGGCAACTGGTAATATGCCAGATTCAGTAATTGTGAATCCTGCTGACTGGGGTGCAATGGAGCGAGCACGTGAGAGCGCAGGCGCAGGCTTGTATTTGTACGGCATGGCCGGCACAACTGCAGGCATGAACCCATTCGGTTTACAAATTGTGATCTCTAATCATGTAACGGCAGGTTCTTTTATTGTGGCCGCTTTGCGTTCAAGTGCAATGATCTATAACCGAAACTCAGCGGTTATTGAAATGGGTTATGTAAACGATGACTTTACTAAAAACCTTATTACAATCCGAGCCGAAGAACGTTTAGGCTTAGGTGTAGAGCGACCTGCAGGCGTGTGGTACGGCTTAATTAAGCCAGCGTCTTAATTTTTTAAATTAAATAGGGCGCATTGTCTAAAAAACAGTGCGCCCATTAAAAAATGCTAATTAAAATCATTTCAAAAAAACGTGTTTATGATGATTTGCTAGGCTTATTAGTAAATGATCAAGAAGTTGATTTGCCAGAGCATAAGGCGCAATGGTATATTAACAGGGGTGAAGCCACAGCAATTGAAAATAAAGCGATTACAAACGTTTCCAGGCCTATTGAGCAGGTTGTTGAAACTAAAGCAATTGCTAAAAAATCAGCTAAAAAATGAATATCAAGTTTCCAGCGTGGCAAGACCTAAGAAAATTATTGGTTAGTAAAGCAGATGGCACGTATGCCGAAAGAGTTGAAGCATACCCGCCAAGCGTTTTAATGACTGATAGTGAGGGTGTTTACTCACGTTTAAGGGTAGACGTAGGTCAAACAGGTTTTTTTGCTGGTAGAGAATTCAGAGTATTGCAAGAATTTAATATTTTGTCGGGTGCAACACAGGTTTTTAAAATTGTTTCGCCAATCAATTCTATTTTGTATGCTTTCAGCGTTGATTTAACAATATCACAATTAAGAGTTGAATTAGTCGCAGGCGGTACGGAATCGGGAAGTTTTACAACGTCAATCACGCCAATGAAAACTAATCAAATGACAACGGCTAGCAGTTATGCCGGTCAAGTCACGTTTGCAACGGGTGGAGGTCACACAGGTGGCCTTGTAGTCGATGCTTTTGATATTGTTAGCGGTAGCAACGTCAATAAAGCAATCGTGCAACAAGTTGACGAAAATCAGCCGTTAGGCTTTAGTGCTGGTAATTATTATTTACGTTTGCACAATACGGACGGAGCAACGGCAAACGGGTTTTTAAAACTGAGATACGAGGAAAGGCCATAATGAGTATTACAACATTGGCAGAAGCAAAATTGCATCTGAGGGTGGACGGCACAGCTGAGGATTCAAACATTCAAATTTATTTAAATGCGGCTGAAAAATCAATCTCAAATTATTTGGGTAGAGCACTATATGCAACAAGCGCAGGCACAGACACAACGGGCCTAGTTATGGATGACGCTATTAAGTCAGCGGTATTATTACAAACGGCAATGGTTTATGAAAACAGAGATCCAAAAGAAGTTGCTCAAGTCCAAGGTTTGCAAATGCCAAACGTCATTAAGTGGCTATTAGACCCATATCGTTTAGGCATGGGAGTTTAAAAAAATGGATGCTTCACAATTGCGCAATAGAATTAAAATAATGAGCCCAACAAAAACACAAGACGAATACGGACAGGCCGCTATTGTTTGGGTTTTGTTGGCTGAATTGTGGGCTAATGTCATGGCCGTTAGAGGCAGGGAATTTTTTGCAGCGGCTCAAATTAATCAAGAGACAACAGTTAAATTTACTATTCGTTATCGCGCTGACATAACGACTTTAAATAGGATTGAATACGATGGTAAGGGTTATGATATAACTGGAGTTATACCATTGGCAGGCCGTAAAGAGTGGCTAGAATTGATGGCTATTGAGGGCGTAAAAGATGGCCGATAATGTAGAATTAAAAGGCTTAGACGGTTTAGAAGATGCGCTCAAGTCATTAGAAAAAAAGATGCGCACAAAAGAAGTTTCTGCAATGCTAATCAAGGGTGCAGAAGTTGTTAAAGCAGAAATTAAAAGAAACACGCCAGTCATGCGAGGCGGGGCCAAAAAAAATAAAACAAAAACAAGGACTGCCGGATTAGTTAAAAAAAGGGTTTTAATTAGAAAATCAAGCGTTGACAGAAGGCAGAAAAATATAGGTGTTTTTGTCAATGTGAAGCCGGCAAAAAAAGAAAACAGAGGCGCACAATCAAGACTAGACCCTTTTTATTGGAGTTTTATAAACCAAGGCTGGACGCCAGGTAATAGGCAAAAAACAGCGGGTAAAAAGAAAAAACCAAGAATAGTTAAGCAAGCAACTTATTCAATAAGGGGCAGAAAATTCATGCAATCAGGCGCACCGAAATTATCGGAATCTTTGCAAATTATTGAGAAATTATTTATGATTTTCATTGAAAGCAAAAATCATGCAAGCTGAAATTATTTTGAGAAATTTATTGACTGCAAATAGTACATTAACTGCAATTGTTGGTAGTCGCATTGTATCCGACAGAGCAGAACAAGAGTGGCAAAAGCCATTTATCATGTTTGCAAGAAACGGCACGGAGTACACCAAAGATTTAGACAATAATATTTTGATGCGTGAGGCTAAAATTGAAGTTCAAATTTGGGCTAATACGAGAGCAGAGTCAGCAAATATTGCTCAAATTATTGAGGGTATTTTGTCAGGCGATATACATGAAGTTTCTGATAGAAATGACTTGTATAATGAGGAACTAGACGAACACGGCACGGGCGTTATCGTTAGTATTTTTGAGTTTTAATTTTTAAATGGAGTTATAAAAATGGCTTTATCATTACCCACTGGCACGAAAATTGCCATTGCTTCAGCGGTAGGCACTGCTTATGCTGTAACCGCTGCAACCAATGCAACTGAAACAGTTTTAACGGTCGCAGCAGGTCACGGTTTATTAGTTGGTGATTATGTTGTAGTTCGATCAGGTTGGAGCTTGTTAGATTATCGAGTAGCACGAGTTAAAACGGTTGTTACCAACTCGGTGACACTAGAGGGTATTAATACATCGTCAACCGATCAATACAGCGCAGGCAATGGCACTGGTACAGTTGCAAAAATCACAACATGGACAGATATCACGCAAATTAAAAAAGATGGCGGTTTATCTGTATCGGGCGGTGAACCAAAATATGCACCGAGTTCAACGCTAGAAGATCCGGACGATAAACAAATTCCAGACGGCCGAAGTGTTACAACTTTTGCAATGACTGTTTACGATGACCCATCATTAGCATGGTATCCAATTGTCGATGCAATCTCAGACGCTAATACAGTTTCACCGCTTCGTATGGTGTTTGCCAATGGCTCAAGGACTTTGACGAATGGTTATTGGTCGATGGCTAAAACTCCTGTTATTGCGGCCGGCCAAGTGAACACTTTAGCGTTAAGTTTCAGTGCAACTTGCAGAGCTACGCGTTACACAACCTAATCATGGACATTAACGACTTAAAGCGGAAAATAAAAGCTCAAAGACTCATTAATACGAAAGTTGATGATGTAGCGATTGAGCTAATAATTCCAAGTGATTTTGATGCTCAAGTGTGCGGTGTTAAATCGGGTTTAGGCGATGGCAAGCCGGAGGCTATGCTTTTGTTTAAGCGCTCGTTATTAGAGTTGTCCATCACTGGTTGGACGGGTTTAACAGTTGGCTATTTAACAGGTCAAAATGATTCTGATTCAGTTGATTTTGACAAGCAATTGATTGTTGATTTTTTAAACGCCAATCAAAAAAATGCTGACATTTTGGCCGAAACTTTGCTATCTAAAATCTTTGAAAAAAGAGAGTTAGCAAATGACGCAAAAAAAAACTAATTGCATTAAAAGAGTATCGTAAAGAGGGTAATAATGAAGCAGCCAAAGAATTGGGGCTTATTAATGAAGTGCCAGAGCTTTGCGAATTATCTAGTAAGGCTTTGCATTGTTTTAATTGGTGCGGTGGCTTTAACCCTGCTTTGTGGCCTTTATACGATACTTTTTATCATGTTGATGATTGGCAGGTGTTGCAAAGCACTATGCAAGAACTAGCGAGAAAATAAAATGGCAATAGCACAGCTAACGGTCGATATAACGGCCAAAATGGCATCGTTTGAAAATGAAATTAAAAAAGCATCAAACACGGCTAAAGCTCAAGCTGATTCAATATCTAATTCTTTTTCTAAAATTGGTGATTCGCTTAAAGGTGCGGTTACGGCTTATGCAGGTTTAGAGGGAATTAAATTTATTGCTGATTTAGTCACTTCAACGGCTGACTACGCAAAAGAAGTTCAAAATTTATCTAATTTAACGGGCCTTACAACTGATAATTTTCAGCGTTTGGCTTATGGCGCTAAGTCGGTTGGAATTGATCAAGAAAAATTAGCGGCAGTTATTGAAGATACTAACGAAAAATTTGGAGAATATTTATCCACAGGGGCAGGACCATTAAAAGATTTTTTTGATGTTATAGCGCCAAAAGTTGGGGTAACGGCTGATAATTTTAGGCGTTTAAGTGGGCCAGAAGCATTACAGCTTTATGTTTCAAGCCTTGAAAAAGCGGGCGTAAATCAGCAACAAATGACTTTTTACATGAAAGCATTAGCTGGTGATGCAACAGCGCTTATACCATTGCTTCAAGACAATGGTAAGGCCATGCAGGAAATGGGCGATAAGGCAGAGGCGGCCGGTGCTATCATGGGTCAAAAAGCCTTGCAAGATGCCAAAAAATATAATGAACAATTAAAAGAATTAAGCGATCAAGCAACTGTTACGGGTAGAAGTATTGCAACTGATTTGTTTCCTGCTTTAACAAATGTTTTAAAAATTACAAACGATTCATTACCAACTTTAAAAACATATTTTGGCGAATTGGCAAAATTTGGCGGTATTAATCCTTTATCAATGTTAGCCGGAAACTTTGCGACAATTAAAAGTTTAATGTCAGAAACAAAAGCGCCTGCCATTAAATTTGATGCATCAACCGGTGGCGGTCGTGGTTTTGTTAATCCATCTCAAAATTCAATAGGTGTAATTGAAACAGCAGCCGACATTGCAAAAGCACAAAAAGAAGAAGAAGCAAGACTTAAAAAATTAGCAAGTGAAAAAAGTAAATTAGCATCAAAAGCGCAGAGTGAAGCAGAGCGAGCAAAGCGAGATGCCGAACAGCAAAGAAAATCAGTTGATGATTATGTGAAGTCATTGAATGAGCAAACATCAGCATTTAAAGATCAATCAACCGAACAGAGAGCATTAGCAGAAATCGAAAGCGGGCGTTTTGGCAAAGTATTGCCGGCACAGAGGGAAAGAATTTTAAATGCAGCTCAGATTGTTGATGCCGATAAAAAAGAAATTGAATTCCAAAAAGCACTAACAGATGCAGAGGAAAAAAGAAAAAAATTACAAGATGACATGATGGAGCAAGGCAAAAGCATTTTTGAGCAAATGCAAACGCCAGCAGAAATTTATGCTAATCAGATAATGAATATCAATAAATTGTATCAAGCGGGTGCAATAGATTTAGAAACGTTAGAGCGAGCAACTAAAAAATATTTTGACGCTTATAAAACAGGTGCTGATGATCAAAGCGAAAAAATAAAAACCAATACTGACCTATCAAAAAGTTTTGAAAGCGCTATCAGCAATACATTCATGACGGCAATTAAAGACGGTGGAAATTTTGGCAATTTACTGGAAAAGCTGATTGAGGATTTGGCTTACATGATTATCCAACAACAATTTATTAAGCCTATTGCTAATAGTATTGGTAGCGGGTTGGGTGGTTTATTTGGTGGCTCAGGTGCAGCCGCAACATCAAGCGGTGGCAGTTGGTTTGATAGTATCAGCGAATGGCTAGGCAGTTTATTTATTAGTTTTGATGGCGGTGGTTATACAGGCGCAGGTGCTAGAGCCGGTGGCATAGACGGCAAGGGCGGTTTTTATGCTGTATTGCATCCTGATGAAACAGTTGTCGATCATACAAAAGGTCAGCGAATTGCGACAATGGGTGGTCAAAATGTTGTTGTTAATCAGACTTATAATTTTGGCGGTGGTGTGGATAGGATGCAAGTGTTAGGTGCGGCTCAACTAGGCGCTGCAATGGCAAAGCAACAATTATTAGACGATAGAAAAAGAGGCCGGATGTAATGGCAAACTACAATTATCCAACTGACAGAATTTTTATGCCAAAGAGTTTTAACTGGGGCGTAAGAGATAATGCAAGAGTTTTTGAAAGTTCTTTATCAGGCGCAATTCAAAGCACGTCTTTACCTGGGACACGGTGGGCCTGTACATTATTTTTTGAAAATCATTTGCCGGCTGATAGAGCGGAAATTGAGGGTTTCTTTTCGCTGATCAGGCGAGAGCATCGAATTGTAATGCCAAGGCTAGACCGAAAAAAAGCACTGGGTACAATTAATACCACAGGTGTTTTATTAAGTTCAGCTTTGGCTCAATTTGGCTCGACAGTTATTTTAAAAAATTGCGGTGCAAGTAAAACATTATTGGCCGGCTCAATGTTGGGTATTGGCTCACAATTATTCATGACTGCTTTTGATGCGACATCAAGCGCAGGCGGGATAATGACTGTGACAGTATCAATACCATCAAGAGCGACTTATCCAATTGATACAGCCGTGGTTTTAAATGCACCAACAACAAAATGGATGTACAACTCTAATACAATTGACTATGGCAGATCAGGCAATATTACAACACCACTAACAATTGACTTGATGGAGGTGTTTTAAATGTCAGTTAGACCAACGTTAACAACAACATTTTTAGATGCTATGGCCAGTGGCCATGTGTCATGGTTTTGGCTTGTGAAAATGGAACTAGCAAGCGGTAATTTATTTTTAACAAGCCTTGATTTTGACATTGTGATCGCAGGCAATACATATACCGGTATGCGTGGGCTTGGTGCAATTGCTCCAATTGAAGAATCAGACAACGGGGCAACTGGTATAACTTTAACTTTGGCGGGCGTAACAGAGGCGCATATTGCGGGAATTCTTTTAGAAAATATTCAGGGTAAAAAAATAACGGTTCAATTGGCCGTTTTAAATACTGCAACAGAGCCACCGGTGGTAGCAATTGATGAAAGCGCATGGCAAGGTTTATTAGATTCTCAGAGTTACAATGAATCACAATCGACAATTATTGTCACAGCAGAAAACAGGTTGATTGAATGGGATAGACCTAGATTATTAAGGTTTTCAGATCAGGATTTAAAAAGAACACGGCCAACAGATAATTTTTTTAAGTATGCCGATACAATGGCAAACAAAGAAATTATTGTGTTTTCAAAAGAGCAAGTCAAAGAGACAATGAGATACTAAAATGAAACGTTTGGATAATTGGCCTGCTTTATTGGCAAAATATTTTGAAAAAAAAAGAAATGAGCCGTTTGTGTGGGGCGTAAATGATTGTTGCAGGTTTGCGGATGGCGCAGTAATTGCTATTACCGGTCAATCAATGATGAAATCATTTAACTATGCAAACGAAAAAGAGGCTTTGAAACTGCTTAAAACAAGCCTAGAGACATTAACGAGTAACGAGCTAGGGCAAAGTATTAACCCATCATTCGCACAGCGTGGCGATGTGGTTTTAGTTAAGCGTGGAGAAATGCCGGCGTTAGCAATTTGCGATGGTGCGGTATGGCATGGTGCGGGTCAAAACGGCATTGAATCGGGTTCAATGTCAGAGGTTGTTTGCGTATGGAAAGTAGGTAAATAATGGCTGTCGTAATACCGGTCGTAATTGGTGTATTTGCTGCATCGACAGCAGTTTCAGCGGGTTTAGTTGTTACTGGTGGTATTGGCGCTGCTTTAATTTCTACGGGAACTAGCTTGGTTGTCGGTGCGATGCTTGAGTCGGGTTCTAAAAATGTTGCAGCTCAAAAAAAAGCGGCACAAGAAACAACAACAGCATCGCCTAATTTGGGCAGTTATTCAATGGTCGCTGAAAACCCAGCAAGCGACATTAGAAACACGGTGCGCTCAGGAATATTCCCACAAAATATTATTTATGGCAAGGCTTTAGTGGGGGGTGTTATCCCGTGGTGGTGGATTAACGGAGATAGGCAACAATTCCATCATTTTGCGCAAGTATTAACGGGTCACTCAATCGAGGGTGTAGAAAAATTTTATATCGGTTCGGAACAGGTGGAGGTTGATGCAGAGGGATTTGTTACAACTGCAAAATACACAAGAGACGGCAATAAATTAATTCGTTTTACTTTGTTTAACGGAACTCAAACATCAATACCGGCAGAACTAATAAGTGCATCAGGCAATAAATTAAAATCATCAGATTGTGCAACAGGCATAGCATGGGTGTATGTTAGATGGGAGGCTGATTATGATGTATTCGGACAAATTGGCATTCCAGAATTTAGATTTGTAGTCAAAGGTAAAAAATTATTTGACCCTCGCACCAGTACGACAGTTTATTCAGATAATCCGGCTTTGGCCGCAAGAGATTATTTATTGAGTAATTTAGGGCTTAGATGTTTAGCAACAGAGATTAGCGATTCCGATGTTATAGCGGCTGCGAATATCTGTGATGAACTTGTAACAATGCCCAATGGCTCAACTCAAAAACGATACACAATCAATGGTGCTTTATCCTGCGAAAATGGTTTAAAAGATAATTTAGATTTAATTAATTTTGCTATGAGTGGCGGAATGGTTTGGGTACAAGGCAAATGGAGTATGCAGGCGGGGGCCTATCAGACACCAGTTACAACCATTGACGAAGATCAAATTATTTCAGTTGAAAATTTAATCGCTTTTTCACCAAGACGGGAAATTTTTAACACAATTACAGGCACGTTTATTGCTGATAATGATTTGTATGTGGAGAAACAGTTTCCAGTTGTTAAGAATCAAGATTTTATAACTTCGGATGGTGAAGTAATCGAAAGAAACGTAAACTTTCCAATGGTGACTAATGCCGTCAGAGCACAGCGATTAGCAAAAATTGAAATCATGCGTTCACGGCAGGCGGTCACTGTTTCAATGGTTTGCAATTATTCAACTTATGATCTTAAGCCTGGCTCACACGTTTATCTAAATATCGCTCGTTATGGTTGGTCAAATAAAGTATTTTTTGTTATTGAGCGAACTCTAACAGAGAATGGAATTCACTACACGTTTAGGGAGACTGGGCCTAGTGTATGGGATTGGACGCAGTTTGAAGGCCAAGAAATTGACCCAGAGCCAAACACGGATTTACCAAACCCTTATATTGTCCCAACTATTAAAAATTTAATTGTTAGCTCAGGCAATGATGCTTTGTATACGGCGAACGATGGAACAATTATCAGCCGGATTAAATGCGCATGGGATTTGCCAGAATCGCAGTACGTTTATTCTGGTGGATTGATAGAAATTCAATTTACAACCGGTGCAGATGATTGGACAAGTGCGAAAGTTGATGGCGATCAAACAATTGCATATCTAGCACCGGTCACAGATGGCAAAACCTACAAAATAAAAATTAGGTGTGTAAATAATTCAGGTCAACGTGGTGAATGGGTTCAAGTTGATCATTTGGTTTTGGGTAAGTCCGCACCTCCACCAGACGTTATAAGTTTTGCAATCAGTCAAAATGTCGCAACATGGACACCAGTTTCTAACACTCCAGATTTAGCGGGTTATAAAATTCGCTTTCAATACGGGCAAAACAACTGGTGGAATACAGCAACGCCATTGCATGACGGCTTAATAACCGAGTCGCCTTATACCTTTGGAGTGCTACCAAACGGACGCATAACAATTTTAATTAAGGCGGTTGATACATCGGGCAATGAATCAATAAATCCGGCTGTAATCACGCAAAATTTAGGCGATGTAATTGTAGATAATTTATTGCTTGACTACCCACAGCATCCAATATGGACGGGGGCAAAAACAAATTGTTCGGTTATTGGTGGGGAGTTGGTAGCAACAGATGCAAATTTTTTCTATCCTGCAGACAATTTGCCTATGTATTTGGTGGATACCGATTTGTTTTATAAAACTTCTCAGTCGCTACCTATGACTTATGAGTTTATTGTTGTAGCGACAAAAGATAGCGTTTTAAAAATTAATTATTTATTCAATACCGATAATTTCACAATTGAATATTTAACTCCAAGCCAATCGTCATTTTATGGATTGGACACGGATTTATTTTATAGTGCTGATGCTGATTTTATTTATGATTATTTGGAAGCAAGGCCGTGGATTGGTCAATTAAGCGTTGAAAGCATGACAGAAGTTTTAATTAGAATTAAAACTACAGGCGGAAGTGGGTTGGATAAATTAATTGAGCTAACAGCTATTTTGGATGTTAAAGACATCCTAATTAGACTTGATGATGTAGCAATTTTGGCTGGTGGCTCAAGGCTTAATTTAGGTCAATCAGTTAACGCAATTAAAAATATTCAAATGACTGTGCAAGCAGATGGTAATAATGGAATCAGTGCACGAGTGATAGATAAAGATGCAACAAATGGGCCACTAATTGAAGTAATTAATTCAAGTGGAGTTTCGGTAAATGGCTTAATTGATGCAACAATACAAGCCTATTAATTTTAATTTTTTGGAGTTTAAAAAATGTCAGCACCACCAAACAGGACGGATTTAGCAGGTACACCGACAGTAGCAACTTATAAATTGGCTATTGGCCTGCTTTATGATTATGTAGCGGGTTTATTGGGCAATGGAACAGCAACAATTGCATCAGCAGCCGAACAAACCAAAGCAAGGGAATATTTAGGGGTTGGCACAACAGCTTTTAAAAATCGTTTTATCAATCCAGAATTTTTAATTGATCAAAGAAATGCAGGGGCTTCAATTGCAATACCAATTAGCGCAACACCAAAGTATTTGGTTGATAGATGGTATGCATTGACCACGGGCGCAGCAATTACAGCGCAACAGATAACGGGCATTAGCGAAAGGCAAAAATCATTAAGGTTCACCGGTGCGACATCTAATACGGGTTTGGTTTTAGGGCATCGGATTGAGTCAGCAAATTGTGCTGATTGGAAAAATCAGAATATTACTGTTTCTTTGAAGTCCAAAGCATCAAGCGCTATAACTGTAACATGGGTGGCAAGTTATGCAACAGTTTCGGATACATTCACAACAGTCACACAAATTGCAACGGGTACTATTAACGTAACAACTTCAGTTAATAGTTTTAGCTTTACCTTTAATGCTGGTGCAAATGTTGGTAATGGACTGGAAATTAAATTTTCAACAACTGCTTTGTTAGCTGGTGCGACAATTGATTTTGACCAGATGCAAATTGAAAAATCAAGTGTTGCAACGGAATTCCAATCTCGACCAGTTCAACAAGAATTAGCTTTGTGTCAGAGGTATTGGGAAAAAGGCGATATTCGTATTAGGGTTAGCAATGCCGGTAGTGTAGCGCTCACGGCAGCCGGATACTTCAAAGTTGATAAAAGAGCTACACCAACTTTAACAGTAGGTTCGTCAATAGTTGGAACAACTCCAATTTTATTTAATTTTGACTCGAATACTTTAACTGGTTTATATTTGAACATCACAGCAACAGCAGGCGGTTCTGGTGGTTGCGATTGGATGGCCAGTGCAGAGCTTTAATTAGGAATTTAAAAATGTACAAACTAACAAACACAACTTCAATTATTCGACTTGCAGACAATGCGCTTATACCTGCAGACTCACGTAACGTTGATTTTCAGCAATATCAAAATTGGCTAGCAGAAGGCAACACACCACAACCAGTAGATACCGAAACGGTCGAGCAAGTGCAAGCAAGAATCACTCAGCAGGTGCAAGAGCGATTAGATAATTTTGCAAAAACTCGCAACTATGACAATTGCTTAAGCGCCTGCAGTTATGTTGCAAGCACAAATGACAAATTCAAAAATGAAGCAATTTATTGTATTGGGTCGAGAGATCAAACATGGTTAAAATGCGCCGAAATATTAAACGATGCTTTGGCGGGTAATCGACCGATGCCAAACGATATCAGCGACTTTGAAAATGAATTGCCTGCTTTAGTATGGCCGTAAAAACAGGGGTAAAAATTGGACCAAACAACGGTAAATTATATTATTGCCCTCTGCGGTGCATTAGGTGGGTGGGTCCTTAAAGTTATTTGGGAAGCGATTGTGGAATTAAAAAAGGACGTTAAGCAAATGGATGCAAAAATGCACGATGACTTTGTAAGACGTGAAGATTTTAAAGACGCAATTGCTTCGATTAAAGTCGATGTAAAAGACGGCTTCGCAAAGATGGATAGCACGCTAAATTTAATTTTTGAAAAGCTAGACAGAAAAGAAGATCGAAATGCCTAAGACTTTAAACAAAAAATCAATTGATAGGTTGTCAGGGGTGCATCCTGATTTAGTCGCAGTTGTCCATTTGGCCATTCAGTTAAGCGACATTGATTTTCAAGTGATCGAGGGTGTAAGGTCAAAAGCAAGGCAAGAACAATTAGTTAAAGCAGGTGCAAGCAAGACTATGAATAGTAGGCATTTGACCGGCCATGCAGTTGATTTATGCGCTTTAGTTAACGACTCGGTTCGGTGGGATTGGCCGCTTTATTTCAAAATTGCAGACGCAATGAAGCAGGCGGCAACTCAATTAAAAATCTCGATTGAGTGGGGCGGTGATTGGCGAACATTTAAGGATGGCCCGCACTTTGAGCTTTCACGAAAGGTTTACAAATGAAAAAATGGTATCACAGCAAGACATTAATTTTTAACGCAGTTGTGGCGGGTTTAATCGCCTTAGAAGCGACAACAAGCATTTTTAAGCCCTACGTATCAGATTTGTTTTATGTTGCCATAGCGGTTTTTTTACCAGTCGTCAACGCTATGCTTCGGATTGTCACGACTCAAGCGATTGAGTTAGAAAAAAAAGAGGCTAAAAATGCTGACTAATTATTTAATTGTCGGGGCTGTATCTTTTGGTTTGGGTTTTGGCAGTGCATGGACGGTTCAGGATTGGCGACATGATTCAAAAGTTTTAAAAGCTAATCAAGCAATCGAGGTCAGGCAAGATCAAAATATTGATAAGGCACAAGTAGCAAGCACTCAATTTGAAGCAAAACAAAATGAAACTAAAACAGAATTTAAAACGATTTATCGTGACGTTGAAAAAATTATATATAGGCCTATTTATGCTGGCACTTGCTTTGACGCAGACGGCCTGCAGCTCGTTACCAGAGCCGTTGAAAATACAATCAGCACCGGCAAACCTGACAACGTTTTGCAGTGATTTGGATAAGCCATTAAGCGGCCAGTCAAAAGATGTTTTAATATGGTCTTTGCAAACAATTGAATCTTACAAAGTTTGCAAGGACAGGCACAAAGCATTAGTTGAGGCATGGCCTAGGTAGCGTTTACAAAGCGGTAAAAGTAGCCGTCTTGATGTATCGGTTTATCAACTTTCACAACAATGTTATTTGCTACCATGTAAGAAATTAAAATACTTGTTCTTGAATAGTAAATACCCTGCAAAACTTCGGTAGCATTTCTATTTAAAAAAGCTCTTTTGCCAAAATGAATTTTTAAAACTTGAATGGCAAATGATCTAGCTTCTCTTTTTCTGTCAAGTTTTGTTTTTTCAGGCTCAGGCATTTTTTTGCCAGATTTTTGATTGATTTGTATTTGAATGATTTGATCTTTTGTCCAGGGCGTTCCATAAGGTGCAGGCGCAAAAAATGATTTAATTGTTTGCATGATTAAATAATAAAAATAATTAATAAGCTGAATGTCAAAATAGCAATAGTTAAAATTGCAATTAGGCAAAGCAAAAACTTTTCAGTAAGCGATAGTTTTTTAATCTCAAGGTCTTTTAGCATTTTATTTCTCATTGTCGTGTTTTAGTTGGCGCATTAGCTGGGTGATTCTGTCTTTTGCACCCCTGTTCATTCTGTCTTCTTTAGCTAAAAATTTATTCATAAATTCAAGGGCTTTTTGTTGGTCTTGAGTGGCAGATAAAAAACGGCAGTTTCGCATAACAAAACGAGCCGTTGCAAGTTCATAAAAATGGTCAGGCATTTTTAACTAAGTAGTCTAAAAAATCACACAAAGCTTTTTCTATGTTGTGGTCGTCATCGTTACAGTTATATTTGTAAGCCAAAATAAAATTATTAACATCATCATTACCAAGTGTTTTATTAATAATCCATTGATGTTTTTTAGGCTCAATTTGAGATTGTAAAGGTTCGGCAAACAACGGCAACGATTCAACCTTAGAAACGTTTTTAACTTCAATTGGTGCAATGGTATTAGTCGGTTTAATTAAAGCGGTTGTAGCGTCTTTTAATTGCTTTGCTTCTGCTTTCGCTTTGGCTTCTGCTTCGGCTTGCAATTTTGCACGGGCTTTTAACGCTGCTTCAATTTCTGCAATGGATGCTTGCAATAGCAATTTGAATTTGTCGGTAGGTTCAATAATAAACCTACCGACATTCACAAGACCTTTTAGCGAATTATCAAAAGTTTTTAGATAATCAAGATTGTTTAAAACATTGCTTTTTTGCAATTCAATAAGTGCCACTATTTCACGAGTGCGGGCAAATAAGGCATCATTGATAGTATCTAAGTTGCGTTTATTTTTAATTTCATTTGCAAAATTTTCAGCCGTTTTAATCGGTGCTATACCAGTTTGATTTTGAAAGGACGCATAATACTCATTGATAATTTGACGATACTTATTAATCAGTTCAATTTTACGGGCTTCTTTTTCGGTTTCAATCAGCTTCGATAAGGTGAGCCTTTTGTTAGCCGTCTTTTTTTCGATTTGCTCAATGATTGTTAAAACTTCGGCAATGCTAGCAGTTTGATTAATGATGTTAGCTTTAGCATTTTTTAACTTATCTTCGGCCGCTTTGCACCACTTTACAACTTCGCTAGCATCGGCAAAATCTTGATCAGTTTTTAAAGATGTTTGGATGTTGTCCAACACGGCAAATGCAGTTTCTTTGTAAGCGTTTATGTTGCTTGCTAAAACTTCGCCTTTAACCTGCACTTGCAAGGCGGGCAAGGCATCCATTTGCTTCGCAATGGTCACAATTTCAGGCTTGTAATTGGCTTTATATTCGTTCAAGTCTTTTTCAAAGTCATTCCAGCCATTGAGTATTTTTGCCCTGCGGACAGCATCCGAAAAATACCAGAAATGCTTAGAGCCGATTAATTCAGGACCATTCCATTTAGTAGCTAAAAACAATATTTTTTCAGCATCCGATACAATTAATTGATGCTCCATTTGTATCAAATATTGTTCGTCCAAGTCGTCAATTGTTTGGACTTTAGCAATTTTTTCATTGAGCGTTTTATGTTCAAAACCGATATTTTCCAACAATGTAAGACCATCAAAAGATGCTGAAAGTTTTGGGTGACTATGGCTAATGCCTACGATTGGAAACAAGTCTTCACCGATAATTTTCTCAGCTAATGGACGGGCTAGGGCTTCGTACTCATGACCTTTATCATAAATTTTTTGCTGAAACTTATTCACGTCTTTATCAAAAAACGCCATACGTTTTAAGAATTCGTTGCGTGACTCGTAAATTGATAAGCCCAACATAGCAGCCGCATCACTTGCATTGTAAAAATTCAGGCGGTGATTAAGCCATTCCTGTGAGCCTTGTTTTAAATTAATTGTTTTCATATACGGTATCAGTTGCGGTTAAGTCGTTGCTTTCGGTTGCGCTATCCATTGCAGTTAAGTCATTGCTTTCGGCCGGCAATTCCCATGACAAAATAGTTTTCTTTTGTTTGGGCGTTAAATTAATTTTTGCTGATAAAAAATCAATTAAGCCGCTAGCCGTTTTTTTGCCAGACTCGACCAAGCCTTTCCATTGAGGCGAACTAACCGTAAACTTTTCATCAGAGTAAAACTCAATGGTAAAGCCTGCGTCAATTGGTTGGATGGCTTCGCTAGCAGGGCTGACAGGGCTTACAACGTCAGCGTTACCCATATGGACGGGTAGGCTATCTATTAGTTCCTCAGCAGTGTATAAACCTTTTAAAACATCGGGGAAAACATCACGCAAAGCAAATGCACGGGCACGGTTTTGAAGCATCCGATCGGGGTACTGTTTCCAAGGTCCTTGCTTCTCAAGCAGGCCGGCCACTTTAGCTTGTTGCATGGAAAAAGTAGAGATGTGTTCAGGCTGACCAATGCGTTTAACTTTGCAAATGGCCGTGTTATTTTCAAACGTCATGTTGATGTACTCGCATTGTTTGGATGCAATCACTAAAGCGGGTACAGCATCCCCCCAAAGTGCAGGACGGCCATTGATTACTGCGATATTTTGCGTTGCTTGAAGCGGTGCAAGGCCAAGGTCTTTTCCCCATTGAATCGCAATAAAACAGTTTGCGGGGTTAGCTTTGAAATCCTTTGGCACGAGGTCAGATCCAGCCAATTTTTTGGCCCAGTATTCGGCACGTTCCAGCTCTTTTAGTTCGAGCTGAACACGTTTATCAAGCAATGCAACTTCACGTTCTTGTAGGGCTAATTTGCGCTCTTGCGCTTCAATAATTTGCAATTCCATTTTTAACTTTCAAAAAAATAACTTACACAAGCATAACAATTATAGTACAATAATTATCGCAATAGGTTATTTTTAAATGGAAGAAAGTATGAAAAAACAGGAATCAAAAGAAATGCTGCTGGCACAAGCAACGCTTAGAAGTTACGGATTAACTAACAAGGCGTTAGCTAGATTGACAAAGAGCAGTGAGGGTCACGTTGGCTTAGTTTTAAGGGGTTATCGAAAGCTAACAAAGCAGTTTGCAGAATCAATTTTGGAGGTGGCTGATTTGGCAATGACGGGTAGCTATATGAATGGTAACGATGACTATGAATTTATTAAACGAATTTTTAACAAACAATTGGAGATTAAATAAATGAACAAATACCAAAAATCAATCAAAGGCGTGACAGTAGATGTGTATGACGTGTTGCGAGCTTTTGAAGTCACCAGCCCACCGATTCAGCACGCAGTAAAAAAATTGCTAATGCCAGGTAATAGAGGTCACAAAGACCAGTTGCAAGATGTTCAAGAAGCCCTGCAATCAATTCAAAGAGAAATTGAATACTTGACCATTGATAGTCAGCAAAAAGACGTTACAGCAGGTCAGGCTTTAATGAATTACAAAGAGGGTGATTGGATTATTTGGCAACACTTTAAACCTAAAAATAACGATGGCAAAGTGGATGTGATAACTTATAAACATCGCCAAGTTTTTGCTAATCAAGAGATTGAAAAATGGGAGTTTGATGATATCAGCCAAAACAATAGCGTTTATGCATGGCGGCCAACGGCTGAAAAAGATTTAACCAATGAACAAGCCTGAACAACAAAACCAAGAGGCACTATTTGCATGGGCCAAAAACCCTGCAACGCTTGCAAAATATCCTGCTTTAGATTTGCTTTCAAGTTCGCTTAATGGCGTTCGATTAACAATCATGCAGGCGGTTTTTGCGAAGCGAGGCGGGATGCTTAAAGGCGAGTGGGACGTTAGACTACCAGTTGCTAGGGGTGGTTATATCGGTTTGATTATCGAAATGAAAGCAGGCAAAAACAAGCTTACACCGGAGCAAAAATACTACGAAATGCGCATGAAAGCAGAAGGCCATTACACTTGTGTTTGCTATGATTGGCTAAGTGCAAAGGCCGTAATTGAGGGTTATTTGGAGATGCAAAAATGAAGTTATATTTAGTAAGCCAGAGCGTAAATAATGGTTACGATACCTATGATTCATTTGTCATTTGTTGCGAATCATACAAGCAAGCCCTCAACTCTCACCCATGCGATCCAGAAATAGTTGATTGTTTTGCGCATATTGATGAAGATGGAAAATATTTTATTAGACAAAGATGGACTACCGATTTAGATGCGGTAGATGTAAGGTACTTAGGTGAGGCTGACCCAGATTTGCCGTTTGGTATTGTTTGCAGTTCTTTTAATGCGGGTTAAAAAATGTCAAAACCGAAAAAGAAATATAAGCCAAAGTATCCAAACTGTTACACCAATCCATTGCGAATAGTGTTAAATAAAACAGTGCCATTGGCTGAAAATTTGCAGGTCAGTTTAGCATTACCAATTCGTATTGGTGTAGATGCTTTTTTAGAGTCGAGAGCAACGGAAACGGATTGGCATAACCTTGCATTAGTCAGCAACGTTTGCTTAGTTTTAAGCGAAAATATTAGCAAAGAAATTGAAGCAGATGTTAAGTTGTGTCAAGCTGCTTTGTTAAGAGTGCGTGACCGATACAGAGCGCATAAAAGCCTTACACTAGATGCAGACGGGCGTAAATGGGTAGTTTATATTGCTGACTTGTACGAGGAATTGATAAAGGTTTTGGTTCCAGACACAATTACAAAAGCACTCAATGAAGTAAACAGGCGCATGAAAAACGGAAACACACTTGAAACGGGCGATTTATGACGCTGAAAATTGGTAAAAATCAAATGTCACTGCGTTACAACGGTGATAAATATATAGCCGTTCAAAGTCGATCGAGCGACTGCAATAATTGCGCTTTTTTTTGTTGTGAGCTAGAAGACGAAAAGCAAGAAACTTTTTGCAATCCAAGCAACAGAACGGACGGCCAGTTTATTGTTTGGGTACGGCATATCAAAAGCGAAAACGGCATGAGTGACATTGATGTACAGCGAACAATTGACAGTTTTAAAAAGCTTAAAGGCGCAACGGCAAACGATGTGAGCGAAGTTACGGGCATAGACTATAGGCCGCTAAAAAAAATCATTAGCCACTTATCAAAAAAATCAAAATTGATAAAAATTGGCGTTAAATATTATTGGATTGGAATTTAAAAAATGGCTAGATTGACAACAGACACAATGATGAGAATTAAAAACTTCATGGACGCTAACGAATGGGTCACCAAAGCAAAAATTTGCAATGCTGTAGGTGTTGATATGATTACAGCGCAACAGTATCTTAATGCTGTAGGTGCGGTCACTAGGCGCAATGGCAACAATGTAAAAGAGTTCAAATTGCTTGCTAATGATAGGGCTTCAAATGGCCCACCAGTGGAGGCTTATAAACCGATTGATAACGCTTTTGTAAGGTCAGGAAGTTTGGACTACAAAAAAATTAAGTCTGTGGGAATTGGTTAAAATGGAATACTTTTTTAGTGGCGACGAGCTAACATTAACGGCAGTCGATTGCAATCGAAAAACAACGTATGTTGCAATTGAAAATAAAGTTGGTTGCGCTATATGTTCGTTCGCAGTCAATCAATGCACGCTTAATTTAACACGCAGAAAATGCAGTGCTTCACAACGACTTGATAAGCAACAAATTGCATGGGTTAAAAATGGAAAATAAAAAAACAGAGTTAAGAGAGTATCAGCAAGACATCTTGACTCAATTAATTAACTCAAAAACAAATGACGTTGTGCAGCTTGAAACGGGCGGAGGAAAAACAAGAATTATTAGCGAGTTTGCAAAAAGCCATAATGTCATTTGCGTTGCTCATAGAGATATGTTGGTGGAGCAATTAAGCGAGTCGTTAACAATTTCGGGTGTGGGTCATAATGTAATAGCTAGATCATCAATTAAAAACAGGTGCATGATTAAGCAAAGACATTTAAAAAACAAGCCATCTTATGTTGCAAGTATTAAAACGCTAATTAGTCGCTATAAAAATAATTTATTAGACGTTCAAAATGTGGTTGTGATTATTGATGAAGCGCATCACGTCGCAGAGAAAAATCAATGGGCGCAATTGGCAAATGTTTTTAAGGGTTGTCGAATTATTGGCTTTACTGCCACACCTTGCAGACTTGACGGCATGCCACTAGGCAAAGAGTATGGCGGTATTTTTGATAAATTAATTCAAGCAAAATCACTCAAAGAAAATGCGGTTCAAAAATTAATTGGCTTGCAATTTTTGGCGGATTATGAAGCCTATTCATTGCCGGAAATTGACTTTACAGAGTTAAGACAAAGAGGCTATGATTACTCTTATGATAGTCTTGAGCGGGCAGTCAGTAGAGATACGATTGTTGCAAATATTGTCCAAGCAAAAATAAAACACGCAAAAAATAAATTAACTATCGTTTTTTGTCCGACAGTCAAAAATGCTGACTACGTTGTAAGCGAATACAGGGCTTGTGGCGTGTCATCTGCTTACATTGCATCCACACTATCAAGCACCGAAAATAATCGTCGCCTAGATGATTTTAGGGCCGGCAAAATTGAAGTGCTAGTCAATGTTGAAATGGCAACAGAAGGTTTTGATTTGCCGTCACTAGAATGCGTGCAAATGCTAAGGCCAACGTCTTCATTGGCACTCTATAAACAAATGGTTGGCAGGGCGTTAAGGCCAAAACAAAATAATGAAAAAGCAATCATATTAGATCATTGCGGCAATGTGCTAAGGCATGGATTGCCTGACGATGATATTCAGTGGAGCTTAAAAGGCACGCCGACAAATAGACGGCCAGCTTTAATTGATTGCGAAGGCTGTGGTAAAACTTATAACATGTATTTAACACGTTGTCCCGACTGCGGCCAAAGAACATGGTTATTGCGCAATAGCTACGCAGAGTCGCCACTGATTGAAGCGAAAATTATTGATTTTGAATTGGCAAAGCAAGCAAGGCATTATTTAATTGAAAAACAATTGCAAGATGAAATTCAAAAAAATGAAGCTGAAAAAAAAGAGCGAATGAAGAATGAAGTTTTTATGCCAAACTGGAACTATGGCAGTGGTGCAATCAATTCATTAATTCAAAAATTAATCAAATACATGATTGATAATTTAACAATTTCAGTCGAAAAAATAAACGAGTTTACGCAGAGCGAAAAACCTGCTTTAGATTTTTGGCTTGATAACTTTTCGATTGAAGTCATACAGAAAAATCAAACTGAAATACCAATGAAAGCATATCGAAAATGGCAAAAATTAAATTGATTAATGGCGATGCTAGAGATTATCAATTAGCCGCTGACCTGATGATTACCGATCCACCTTTCGAAATGCCTGGCAATGTTGTAGCTGAGATTATTGATAACTATCAAGTTGATCATTTAATTTTAATTTGTTCGATGCGCCAGCTTTTAGAGTTTTCCAAATGTTCAGACTGGACGCTTAATTTTGATTTGATTTTAGATATTGTGGCACCTAAAAAATCTAAGAGCATGCACCAGCCGTTTTATATGCATGTTCACGCCGTGTATTTCACACGCAACAAAGCAAAAACAAGGTTCTCAAGAGCTGATTCACGTCGTGCAGACGTGTACACCAATGGCTATTTTCCCACAATCATTAAAGCGCCAAGAGAGCGCAACGACGAACACGGTCACGCTAAGAATGTAGTCGCTATTACAGACGTTTTAGCGTGCTTTAGAGCTGATTCTGTGATAGATGTATTCGCAGGTAGCGGGACGACTGCGTTAGCTTGTGTAGAGCTTGATATTGACTGCACTCTAATAGAGCTAGACTCTAATAATTGCCAGCACATCAAAAAGACGCTTTCGTTCCTCGGCCATACTGTATAAAAAACCATTAGGGAAAGTACTAATAAAAATATTTTACTTTTCCTATTTTTTTGTTTAATTTGCGTATACAATAACTCCATCAGCAAGCAATAGTGCTTCTGATATCAAATTTTAAGGGATTTAAAATCATGGCTAAAACATCTAAATTGGCGACTGCATTCAACGTATGGTACTCAAATGCTGACATGCCAGAGTTACAAAATGGCGTATGGGTAGACTTGGAAACAGGCTTACCTTTCATGCCAGTCGCAAAAGTTGAAGTATTTGACGGTCAGGACCTCGAGGGCACGGTCCTACAACAAAAATCCGCAGGCAAAATTCGTAACAAAATGCTTGGGCAATTAACTGCTGAGCAAGCAGAAGTAATTGCAAAAATCAAAGTTGCAAAATGGTTCTTGAACTGCAAATCAGTATTAATTGCTAACATCGCTCGTTATTGCGATGCTCACATCGCAATGACCAAAGCAGGCAATCGCAAACAGTTGCAATGGTTAGCTGACAGCGTTGGTTTAGGTTTTGGCAAGTCCACTTTTCACATTGACGGAAAAGGCGAATTGCCATCTGATTCCACAATCGCACGTATTGAAGCAATTATCGCTAAAGAAAAAGCAATCGCAGAAGAAGAAGCGGCAAAGCAATTAACGATTGTTGATAGCACAATTGCAACAAGTGCAGATATTGCAGTCGGCACAACAGTATTTTTTTCAGAGTGCTGGGACGAAGAGTACGGCTCTTATTACACAGCGTCAGCGATTGTGTCATCAATCAATTCAGCGGTTTATGACGATGGCGAAGTCATAGAATTTTCGCTCAAAAACTCTCGTGGCGAATATGTGGGCAGTGGTTATGCATGGGAAAATGGCGCAAGAATGTTCGGCAATGGCGACGTGTACTTAACTGCCGATGCAGTGCCTGCGGTCAATTGTTCAAGCGAAGAAATTAACTGGGAGGAGCAAGGCTAATGGAAGAAAAAATTGCAAAAATGTTTGGCGGCAAAACCTTAAAAGGCGGTACTGCCAAACAAAAAAAGTGGGCGGAGATTATCCGTTCGGGCAAGTTACAGCGAATTAGTAATGCTGATGATGCCGTAACAGTTGCTACATACGAGTCAGCTCAATGGGCCACATGGTGGATTGAGCACAAAGACACTAATGCAGAACGTCTTGCGAGAAATATTAAAAATTTAAAGGAATCAAAATGAAAAACGCAATCCAAATCTTAGGCGCAATTACTTTTACAATTGGTTTTATTGCTTTAGTAGCATGGGGTCAAACAGAAGAAATGTGCGCAACAGAAGCGCATAAAAATGCGGCTGAAATTCAAGCCTGCAATGATCATTTTAGCTTTTCAAAAAAATGAAGGGGTTTTTTAAGGCCATTTATGCGGTCACTATTGTTGCGGCCGCTTATGCTTATTACTTACATTTTTTGGGGATTTTATGAAGTCAATTAAAAACGTTTTCTTGCTTTGCATTTGCGCAATTGCTTTTAGTTTTTTGGCGGGAGTGATTGTCAAATGGCTGAGCTAAAACCAGTGGGTCGGCCAAGACTTGAAACGGCTCGCAGGGTCGTTTTTTCAGCTCGGCTAAACAACGAGCAAGCCAAAGCAATCAAAAGCCTTGGCGGCTCGAAATGGCTGAGGGAATTTTTAAACAGGGAGTTAAAAAAATGAGTCAGAAATTTAAACTTTCGGATGATCAAAATACTTTGATTGTTGTAAGCGGTGAATTTGAGGGGCAATATGAAGCGACGGGGCAAGACGGTTGCGCAAGTTGCTCTTTTTTGATAAATGAAGTTTGCGAATTGAAAACATTTTCTACGTGTGCGTGGGGTTACAGAAAAGATAGTGAATCAATTATTTGGATTAAAAAGGAAACAGAAATGACAGAAGCACCAGCACCAGCACCAGTTGAAGCACGAGCGCACGCCGAATTAATTAAACAGTGGGCAAGTGATAAAAGCTTAAAAGTTTTTGTTTGGTATAAAAATGCGTGGGGCGATATTTCAGAGCCTGCTTGGTACAAATCTGAAAACTACGCAGTAGGTCACGAAAAGCCAACAGAGCCACCTGTCAAAATGGTAAAGTACGATGGCGGTAGTATCGAGTTTCCAGAGCCTGCGAGGGTTGAGCTTGAGCGTGACACCAATTATTGGGCGGTCACTATTTACGGTGCAGACCCTGAATATTGGACGGATCACAGTTTTGATATTGAATTGTTGGAAAACGGTTTAATCCAACCAACAAAAGAGGGTGCTGAGAAACAATCAGAAGCATTAGTCGAGCTATTAAAAAATCACGCTCAAAAGTGGGGTTGGAATGAATACATTTGAAATTTCAGAAATCACTGGATTCAAGCACGAAGTTGTTTTAAGGCAAGTTAAAAAATACTTTGCTGGAAATCCGAATGTTGTAATTGGTGAGGCTTACCATGAGTGCAATAATCAGACTCATACTTATTTTAAATTGCCAAACTTTGAGTTAGCCTATTACGTTACGGCAATGGATGATATTAAATTAAGTCAAAAAATTATGTCAAAAACAAATGGCATATTTGTTGAGATTAACGATAGTTGGGATGCTATGACATCAACCCTTGATGGATATCAGCTAAGCAGCGAAAGCTTTAAACAGTTAAGAGCACGTCATGCACGTATTTGTGAGCGAGTTGAGCGAAAGCTTATTGATTTGGGTTTGGATCCAAAAGATTATAAATGTGTAATTGCAATTGAGGGCAATGAAGTGGAGGGTTACGAGTTACCACCTGAACTTAATTTTGTTTTTTGCTCATGGAGTTGTAAAACAACGAAAAGAAATGATTGAGTATTTAATGTTGCGCTCAATACCCTTTTAATAACAAAGCCCCAATTAAGGGGCTTTTTCTATGGCTTAAAACAATCTCAAAGCGACTTATTCAGCTGATTGATACAATGATCAGCATAGCGAACAGAATCACGCTTGAGGGCCTCTAGTCGTTTGCGCTCGATGTAGATGCAATCAATCAATTGGCTATTGTCCAAATGATTAGCAAGGGTATTAAGCGCAATTGCACAAGCACCAATGCACTGCCATTGTTGTAATGTGTTGCCAGACTCCAAAGCATCCATAAGCTGCGTAAATTGTTGTCTGATAATTTCGGTTTGGTTGGTCATTTTAAAGCCCCAAGCTTAATTGAGTTTTTTCTTTTGTCCATTTGGTTCCAATCGTAGCTCTAACCTCTTTATTAATTTTCGAATAATCCATACTCACCTTCCAAAATTAGTTTCGCAATTTCATCTTGCATTGGGTTATAAGTCGGCTGGTCATCCGTATATCTGATCAGGTACACGGCATTTTGATTTGCGTCACTTACTGGAACATCCAATAAATTCCACTCTTCATTGCCAAGATACCATATTGGAACATTATCAAATAAATAAATTAGTTTTTTTTTCAGTTGACTATATGATCGAATTTCAGGAGTCCACAATGGAAAGCCATCAGAAACAACGTGTAAAAACTTATCACCTAAAAACTGACCTTTCGTGTTTACCCAGTATCCATTGAGGCTGTGATATAACCATACTTTATGATTGTTAAAATCCTCGCTTGTAAGAAATTTATTTAATTTGTGGTAACTCATTATTTACTCTCTTTTATTTCCAACAATTTGATTTAACTCTTTAACCTCGGCTTTTAAATCAATTACTTCGGTTTTTAAGATTTGTAAACTTTCCTCTAAGCGATTGATTCTGTGAGTCGTGATGATTGAAATAACAAACACCCCTGCAACCAATATCGCATTAGCAATTACCGCTGCTTTCATAACAATACCTTTTGTTGAATAGTTTTAACTGCATACCGACCTGCAATCCATGAAATTCCCTTCGCATTAAATTTTGTGGTCATAATCGCAATGCCATTTACTTCATCGGCTTTCACTTCAAAATACTGGTCATAAGTTCTGAATGGCAACCAAGTATTACCACGCTTGAAAATAATCTTTTCATCGCTCAAGAATTTGAAAAACGCATCGCGACCGACTTTTAACAATTTAGCTACATCACTAATACATTTTGTAGTTTTCGCATCAACATACTTCTCTACAAATTCCACGGCAGGCTTTTGTTGCTCAATTAATTTTGATTGTTGCTCAATGGCTTCGGCTTGTTCAGCGGCCAATCTCAAAGCTCCTGCCAATGTATGAGGCACTTGAAAGCGAGGCGTTTGCAGGGCTTCTAATGCGGTCATTCTGTCGAATACTTTGGCCTGGAGGTCATAGCTGTAACTCATTGCCATTAGACAGGCTTCACGTTTCGGGAAGTTGTAGCAAGGTCTTTCTTGTCCATTTTTTCCCAAGTAAACGGAGGAAAATTTTCCCCCGTCTATAGTTAATACTTTTGGTACTTTTTTCAAAAAGTCAGCATGAGTCAATTCAGCTTCACCAGCTTGACGGCTATCATTGATAAAGACGACAAGCTCTAGGCTTGACATTGTGACGGACGGGTTCATTAATTCCATTTTTTTAACTCCAAAAGAAAACCCCCAAAAATGCCAATAGTCAGAATAAAGGCAAATTTGAGGGTATCTAAAAAATAACTTAGGTTTTAGGGACTTCTGACATCCAAAGCTAAGTTATCTAACGGTCATTATAGCAACAAAACTTAAATTAAAAACACAATCTTTTGACAAAGTATAAAAACTATGCTAATATTGCGCTGTTGATTGTCGAAGGGTCAAAATTAAAAGTCATTTGACTTTGGTTTTTTCGCTCGACCGTTAAAGCCAAAGGCAAATGGCTTTTTTGCGTCAATAGGCGTCCCTTGGCAGGGATTTTCAGTAAGACTTAGTCAGTGCACTGCGGGAACTGGACCCGTCTGCCAACTCTTTTTAATTAAAGTGAGTGCACTGTCTAAGTCTTTAAATTTTAAAGGCTTAAAAATGGAATTAGAAAATGAAATTAAGCAAGCAGGCTATCTGCTTGAATTGTATTTTAGATTAGGGCTGCGGGAATTAGCAGTTCAGCAAAAAAATAAAATGTATGCTCTTATCGCAATGAGAGGGGCGAAGTAATGCATTACTACCAGTTCAATATTGGCGACTATCGCAGAGATACAATCCACTTAACTTTGCTTGAGCATGGTATATATCGCCAATTGATTGACTCTTATTATTTAAACGAAAAACCTTTATGCGCTGATGATGCGATTTTAATGCGTTCGCATGGCGTTCGCACAGAAGAGGAACAAATAGCGTTTAAAAACGTGTTAAATGATTTTTTTGTTAAGCATGAAGACGGCTATTTTCATAAAGGTTGCGAAAAAATGCTTGAGAAATACAAGGAGAAATCAGAAAAAGCAGCGAAATCAGCTAATGCAAGGTGGAATAAAGATGCGAACGGTATGCGAACGCATAGCGAACGCAATGCGAACGGTATGCTAACCAATAACCAACAACCAATAACCAATAACCAATTAGAAGAGAATACATACGTACAAGAAGACGTTAAAAACTCGACCAATAAAATTGTAAATTGTGAATATCAAAAAGTTATTGATGTTTATCATGAATGTTTACCTGAGCTGTCAAAAGCAAGGTTGTTAACAAAAGCAAGAGAGCGGCTAATCAAACAACGTTGGAATTGGATATTGACAAGCAAGAAGCCAGACGGTGAAAGAAGAGCAACAAATGCGCAAGAGGCCTTAGTTTGGTTTGAAAACTATTTCAATCGTGTAAGGGATAATGATTTTCTAATGGGAAGAGTCAAACAATCAAACGACCATAAAAATTGGAAATGCGATATTGATTTTCTCATGGAAGACAGGGGCTTAAAACACGTAATTGAAAAGACAGAAGGTTAATATCATGACAGACGCAATTAAAAACACACATTCGCAAGAAGCAGAGCAAAGCGTAATCGGTGCATTGTTGCTAGACGATAGGGCATTTGATTTGGTAAGCGAGAAGCTCAAGCCAGAGCATTTTTTCAATCATGATCACAAGCTTATTTATACTGAAATCAGTCGTCAATTGTTAGCAGGTAAAAGGGTTGACATGATTACGGTGTATGACGGCTTGAAAGGTGAGGTCGATCTGATCACGCTGAATCAGTTAGCGCAATACGTGCCGAGCGCAGCTAACATCAAACGATATGCACAAATCGTGATAGATCGGTCTAAGAGCCGAGATTTGCTAAACGTAAGCGCAACTATCACCGAACTCGCAACAGAGCACCAGACGCCGATTAACGACCGTATAGAGCAGGCTCAAGCGCAATTGTCTAAGTTAGTGGACGAAACACCTAGAGATGAGTGGGTAGGGGCTTATGAGGGTATGGTTGCTCACACTCAGACCATTGAAGACAGGGCTAACGGATTAGTTAAGGCAATGTCAACAGGGTTAAATGATATTGACGACTTTTTAGACGGTGGGCTTAGAGGTGGTGGGCTTTACATTTTGGCCGCAAGACCTTCAATGGGCAAAACAGCTATGGCTATGACGATGGGGCTTAATATGGCTAGAGATTATTCTGTGGGTTTTTTAAGCATGGAAATGCCACACACAGAACTCAGGGACAGGCAAACGGCTATGCTAGGTAGGGTAGGCTTGAGTTATGTTGCCAGACCGACTAGAGGGGCTGGATTGCCTTGGGATAGGGTGATCGAGGGAGTCGAGAAGGCAAGGCAATTAAATTTTTATGCATCTGACCAAAGCGGGTTGAACATTAACCAAGTCAGGAGTAAATCAAGAAACTTGAAAAGGGTTAGAGGACTCAATGTTTTGATTGTCGATTACTTGGGCTTAATGAGTGGATTGGATACCAAACAGCAAAGAGCCTATCAGCTAGAAGAGATTACAAGGGGCTTAAAAACGCTTGCTAAAGAGCTTGATATTGCCGTAATATGTTTAGCTCAAGTTAACCGAAAGGTCGAAGAGAGGGCTAATCAAGCACCACACTTGAGCGACTTGAGGGATAGCGGGGCGATTGAGCAAGACGCAGACGTTGTAATGTTTATCAGTAGGCCAATTCAAGGAAACCCAAACCTTGGCGCAGAGTGGAATAATTATGCAAGGATGGACATTGCTAAAAATAGGCAAGGCCGTTGCGGTGTAGTTGACTTGTGGTATGAGGGCGAACAAGTTAGGTTTGATGAGTGGCAGGGCGAGGCGCCAAGGGTTGCGGCTCAAAGTAATCGCAAGTATGATTTGTGAAACGAGGGTAAAATATGAAAATTGAAATATCGCCAGATCAAAACACTTTGACGCTTAATAGAGCCGTTTATGAAGCAAAGCCAGTAATTCCTAGTCATGGGTGCCACCAGTGCGTTTTTGATTACGAGTTAGGGCCAATGTGCCCTAAAATACCATGCTTAGGCAGTGAAAGGCAGGACGGTAATAACGTAATTTTTATGCGACTGGATGAAGTGGCAGAAGCGGTTTAATTGCCAAAGCCAACGGTCATAAATGCGAGTTGTGGCCGTTGGTTAGGCTAACGAAAGGGTAAAAAATGATTGAAGCTTTATTTTTCTTTTTAGGGTTTTTTATGGGTGGTGCCGCAATGGGTTTTATTATTTTTTGGTATCTAACGAAATGACAAAGCATAAACATATCGAAAAGATAGTTTTAAAAGACTTTGACGAATACCAGCAAGCCGTTAAATTTTATTACGATAACAAAGCACGGATTAAAAAACAATGGCTAATGTTGCTTATCATTGAGCAGTACGAGGCACGGCCAGAGGTTGAAGCGGTGGACATTATCAGAGTTCGATTAGGTGCAATGAAAACAACACAGGAGCAGTTAAAATTAGTGTTTGGCGACTATATAATTCAAGCTGAAATAATGGCTAAAACACGTCAATTAACAAATGATGTAGTTATGGGTTTAATGACAGTGTTCGGATTGAATTCTAAGGTTTTGTTTTCTAAGATTGAGATCAATAATGAATGAATATAAATTGAGTGATGATCAAAATAGTTTGTCAGTCGTTGGCACTAATCGTGCAGGTGCTGAAAAGGTTTTCAAATACAAAGCGGTCAGGTCAATGTTCGGCTGTAAAGATTGCGCATTTGTCGCCTATGGCATCTACAAGAATGAGTGTCATTACCCTGATAAAAAGGCTATGGCTTGTGCATCTAGTCAGCGAACAGATAAACGTTTTATTATTTGGGTGCATCAGCATTAAAGCTATGGTAACGACCGAATTAAGCGATGATGAAATGTTATTAACGCTAACCAATAGCAACGGGCCAACTGTTATGAAATGCAGTGCAATTGTGCAGTTTGGTTGTGACGGTTGTTATTTTTTAGGTTCGGGAATTAGAGGCCCTATATGTGAGTGCAATCATGTGCATAAGTATTTGTGTATGCCAATGAATAGAAAAGATGGTCAGGCTGTAATATGGATGCGAGTATGAGAATGTTACAAATAGTCTTGATCATTGCGCTATGGGTTGTAGTGCTTTATGGTACTAATGAATTGTTTAAATTGAATTGGATGTTTTAGTTATGGTTAAAGTGCATCAATCATGGCGGGGCGACAAGAATAGTAATGCACGAGGTTATACATACCAATGGCGCAAGGCTAGACTACAGTTCTTAATCAACAATCCGTTGTGTGTGTATTGCAGAGATAGAGATAAGGTGGTAAAGCCCGCTGATGTAGTTGACCATATCAAGCCGCATAAAGGGGATGATGTTTTGTTTTGGGATGTTAGCAACTGGCAGGCGTTATGTCATCAGCATCACAACACAGTCAAAGCGGAAGAAGAAGGACGGCATAAAGAGAAGCCAACGACTGGACTAGATGGTTGGCCGGTTTAGCAATTTTTATTATTTTTTTATTATTATTATTATTTGTAAATTTTATTTAAGCTTTGAAATTTTTATGGGGGGGTGGGTAAAAAGTAAAAAACTTTTATGTTAGCGAC